GCCGCATTGACGTCCTCTACGGTTACGGCGTGATCCGTCCGCTGATGGCCGTGCGTATGTGGGGCTAACATAACCCAGCCTCCGGCTAACGCCGGAGGCGTCTCTTTTTCAAAAGGATCACAGATATGGCTCTTCCTTCCATCGGCGGCGGTCGTCAGTTCGGCGACGGCAACATCAACGAACCCATCCTTGGCACGCAGGCTGCTCCTCCCGCTACGAAGGCTGCTGCGGCGACCCTCACGGCGGCTGAACTGGCCGGCGGCATCGTCACAACCACGCCTACCGGCGCGATTGACCTGACGCTGCCGACTGCGGCTCTTACCGACGCGCAGTTCAACAACGCTAAGGTCGATAGCTCGTTCGACTTCTATGTCATCAACCTCACCGCCGCCACGCACGCGGCGACGCTGGCTGTTGGCACGGGCTGGACGATTGTCGGCACTGCGGCTGTCTCGGCCGCCACGTCGGCGCACTTCCGGGCGCGCAAGACGGCGGACGGCGCCTACACCTGCTATCGCATCAGCTAATCTGATGGGCGGCTTTCGGGCCGCCCAGCTTTAACAGGAGGCGTATATGCCCAACACAAAACCCGTAGGCGTCGCCTACTCCGATCCCGAGCTTGTCTCGGGCACCACCATCACCGGCGCAACCATTTCTGGCGGCACGGTGTCCGGCACGACCGTCACGGCGGCGGGCGACCTCTACGTAGCCTCGGCTACGGTGGCGGCTACCGGCAGCACGCAGGCTAACGCAGCGCAGTTGGCGGGCGGGTTCACGCTCGTCTCGGCAGCGGACGGCACAAAGGGCGTCAAACTCCCCGAGGCTGCGGCTGGCCGTGTGGTCATCCTGAAGAATGGCGCGGCTGCTATTCTGAAGGTATGGCCGTCATCCGGTGACGCCATCAACGCCATCACCGCTGACAGCAACTACGTCCTTGCGTCCAACACGTCGTCCATCTTGGTCGCGTATGACAGCACGACGTGGTATTCTGTGCCGCTTCTGGCTTCGTAATCCGGGCGGCCTACGGGCCGCCCCTCCTCTATTCGGTGACGCATGATCTATCTCAGGCACCCTGACCACGGCACCAAAGTCGCTACTATGGAAATGGAAGCGATTTATGATGAAGGGAATGGCTGGGTCCGCTATAATCCGGGCGAGCCGTGCGTTGAGCCGGCTGAACCGACGAACGTCATGCAGCGCCGCAAGCGGCCAGCGCGTACACAGGTGACCGATGACGACAGCGGGCGAACAGATTAACGGAGCCCTGCGGCTTCTGGGCGTGTTGGCGGAGGGCGAGACGCCGTCCGCTGAAACGTCTCAGGACGCCCTGTCTGCAATGAACCAGATGATCGACTCGTGGAATACCGAGCGGCTGGCGGTCTATTCGACTATTGACCAAGTGCTGACGTGGCCCGCAACGCAGCGGTCGCGTACGCTGGGGCCAACCGGCGACCTTGTCGGCGTGCGCCCGATCCTTGTCGAGGACAGCACGTACTTCCGTGACGCCTCGACCGGCATCTCGTACGGCATCAAGCTCATCAACCAGCAGCAGTACAACGGCATCGCGGTCAAGACCGTCACCAGCACCTACCCGCAGGTCATGTTTGTCAACATGACCTACCCGGACATCGAAATGTACGTCTACCCGGTCCCGTTCAAGGACTTGGAATTTCACTTCATCTCGGTCCAGCCGCTGACCGAGCCCGCCAATCTGGCGACGACGCTGGCGTTCCCGCCGGGCTACCTGCGCGCGTTTCGCTACAACTTGGCGTGCGAAATGGCGCCAGAGTTTGGCGTCAACCCGTCGCCGCAGGTCCAGCGCATCGCGATGACGTCCAAGCGCAACATCAAGCGCATCAACAACCCCGACGACATCATGGCGATCCCGTACTCGATCACCGGCACGCGTCAGCGGTTTAATATTTTCGCGGGCAATTTCTGATGACCAACTCCATCAAGATTTCACAGCTCCCCGCCGCCACGACCCCGCTGACGGGCACGGAGGAGGTCGCACTGGTGCAGGGCGGCGTGACCAAGCAGGCGACCGTCACGGACGTCACGACGGTCGCCGCCACCGGCTCCACGACCGCGCGCACGCTGGCAAACCGTTTTACAGATTTTGTAAGCGTGAAAGACTTTGGTGCTGTTGGGGATAACTCAACGGTTGATACAGTCGCCATCCAGACCGCTGTCGCTCAAGTTTCAAGCGTAAACAATAAAAAGCTCTGGGTTCCAGGGGGTAAATATGTTATTGACTCAGTTATTACGGTAACAAAACCAATTACAATTGTTGGGGATGGTCAAAGGTCAACTATTTTCCGTCAAACAAATGGCGCGGCTAACGGCTTTATTTTTGACTTTACGGCGGATCAATTGCCCAGCGGCGGCGGGATGGCTGACCTGACAATTGAAGCTGGCGCTGGTTGGGAAACGTCAGGCTTCACTGGTTCCGGCTCCACTGGTACGGGGTTGACAGTCAAGTATGGCGGGGACGGTTTTTTACTGAGTAGAGTTCACGTAAACGGGTTTGACACTGGAATTGTTCAAAACGGCTGCTGGCACACAAGGAGCTTTAGCTGCCGCGTAATATTTTTCCGTTTTCTTGGTTGGGGTGTCGGCGTTGATCCTTCTATCGCTGCGTCGGGCGGAAACTCGCTGCTTTGCGTCAAAATATCAAACCTTGGTTACACTGGCACGAAAACAGACAGTGATGGCCTTCGTATTGAAAAGTCTGGCGGGGAATATTGGGACACGATTGACATAACAGATGCCGCAACAGGCGTGCGCATTAATCCAAGCGTAGGCAATTTTGTGCTTTATTTAACTGTCAGAGCTATTTTGGCTGACACAAGTTTATTTAATAACTGGTACATAGACGGCAGCATTGGGATTGTCGCCGCAAGCACGTTCTCTGACTGTTGGGGGGCGTATTCAGGCGGCGATTCTGGGCCGGGCGGGACCGCACCAATTGGGCGCGGCGGCGCGGGGCTGGCGCTTATCGGCCCACTTGCCGCTGAAATTGATTTTTCAAATTTTCGCGCGCGAGAAAATGCCTACCAAGGTATTTTGCTCACCGGAACACCGAAAAACATCAAGTTTATAGGCGGGTTTGCAACGAGTAACTCTCAACTCGAAGGCGGCGACAACACATACGCAGGCGTCGAAATTCAGAGCGGCGAAAATATCCAGTTTGAATGTTTTCGGTCCGGTAATTTCACCAGTGTGCGACCGAACGATCAAGCCGAAGGGTTTAGTGTTGCTAGCGGCGTAACTGGCCAAATCTCCAATTGCAACGTAAACGACTCAGGAGCTGGAAAGCTAGGTATTTCAAACTTAGCTAGTGGCGCGAACTTAACGGGCAATCTCCCGCGCGGAACAGTCTCTAACAATACTGGCGAAGCCATTTCTGTGCCTGTAAACTCTATCTCTAACGTAACGGCGGGATCGACAGTCTATTTGACGCCTAACGGGCAAATGACTTTTGCGCAGCAAAACTCTTTCATATGTAATAAGCCGGGGGTTGTAGTCGGTTTTAATTACTTCACAACCGTAGCCCCCGGTGCTGGCCAGTCGTTTGTCTACACTGTATTTAAGAACGGCGTTGCGACGGCTATGACAGCAACCAGTTCCGGCGCTGCGTCTTTCTCTGCGTCTACGTCGGCTAACCCTTTTACTGTCGCACAAAACGACCAGATCGACGTTCAGCTTGTTACGTCAGCAGGGGCCGCCTCTAGCATACATAGGGGGTACTTTGCTATATCCCCGTAAAACCTGTTTGGGTGCGTTGGCCCGCGCCCTGACTGATGCAGGCTACATGACCGTCGCGGACTACCTGCGGCTGTATGAAGAGAACGGGTGGACATGAAAAGCCCAATTCTAGGTTCTTTCAGCGCCGTCCGCAGCCCCAACGCTGCGGACAACCAGCTCATCAACCTGTTCCCGGAAATGATCCCGGAAGCGGGCAAGGAGCCCGCGTTCCTTCAGCGGGCTCCCGGCCTGCGCTTTCTGGCCTACGTCGGTAACGGCCCCGTGCGCGGGCTGTGGACGTTCGGCGCATACGGCTACGCCGTCTCGGGCGACAAGCTCTACCAGATCGACAACATGTGGGTCGTCACCGAGAAAGGCACGGTTGCGGGGTCCGGCCCCGTGTCGATGGTGGACAACGGCACGCAGCTCTTCATCGCTGCGGGCGCCACCGGCTACATTTACAACGCCAGCACCGACGTGTTCGCGCAGATCACGGACCCGGACTTTCCCGGCGCGTCCACGGTTGGCTTCATCGACGGCTATTTCGTCTTCACCGAGCCCAACAGCCAAAAGTTCTGGGTGACCGAGCTGCTCGACGGCACGTCCGTCGATCCGCTGGACTTTGCCAGCGCGGAGGGCTCGCCCGACGACCTTGTATCGCTGATCGTCGATCACCGCGAGGTCTGGCTGTTCGGCCAGACGTCCGTCGAGGTCTGGTACAACGCCGGGCTGCCAGACTTCCCGTTGTCGCGCATCCAAGGCGCGTTTAACGAGATCGGCTGCGCGGCGCGCGCTTCGGTCGCCAAGCTGGACAACGGCGTGTTCTGGCTGGGCGCTGACGCCCGCGGCCGCGGTATTGTCTACCGCTCGCAAGGCTACAACGGCCAGCGCATTTCCACGCACGCGGTCGAGTGGCAAATTCAACAGTACGCCGACATCTCGGACGCCACCGCCTACACCTACCAGCAGGACGGCCACTCGTTCTACGTCCTCAACTTCCCGTCCGCCGACATCACATGGGTCTACGACGTGGCGACGCTGTCGTGGCACCAGCGCGCCGGCTGGCTGAACAACCGCTTCACCCGCCACCGGGGCGACTGCCAGATGGCCTACAACGCCGAGATCGTCGTGGGCGACTATCTCGCCGGGGCGATCTACGCCTACGATCCGACCGTCTACACGGAGGCGGGCACCGTCCAGAAGTGGCTGCGGTCGTGGCGGGCGCTGCCCACCGGAACCAACAACCTGTCGCGCACGACGCACCACGCCCTGCAACTCGACTGCGAGAGCGGCGTCGGTCTGAACGGGTACGCTGCGTCTGACATCATATCTATCACCACCGAAGATAGTGTGTCGTTGGAGACAGAGAATGGGTTTCTGCTTGACGTTGGCACAACCCCCACGCAGGGGGCCGACCCGCAGGTCATGCTGCGCTGGTCCGACGACGGCGGGCACACGTGGTCGAACGAGCATTGGAAGTCGATGGGGCGCATCGGTGAGACGGGCGCCCGCGTGATCTGGCGGCGGCTCGGCATGACGATGAAGTTGCGCGACCGCGTCTACGAAGTCTCGGGGACTGACCCGGTCAAGATCGCCATCATGGGTGCGGAGCTGATTATGGACCGTACCAATGCCTGAGAACATCACGCAAATCCCGGCAGCGCGCGTCACCATCGCAGAGGAGCCGACGCCGTACCCGTCGCGTCCGTGGTATCGGTACTTCTACAACCTCTTCGCCATCCTAGGCAGCGGATCGCTGCGCAACGGCGCGTTTCACAGCGAGCAGACGCAAACGGCGGCGGCCATCAACACCGGCTACGCCATGACGTTCAACAAGACGGACCTGACCCAAGGCGTCTACATCGGCACGCCCAACTCCCGCGTCTACGTGGACCGCCCCGGCGCGTACAACTTCCAGTTCTCGGCGCAGTTTCACAGCACCAACGCTTCATCAAAGGACATCTACGTTTGGGCCGACATCAACGGCACGGCGGTCCCGCAGTCGGCTACCAAGCTCACGATGAAGGGTTCTGGCGAATCATATTTGGCGGCGTGGAACTTCGTCCTGCGC